TCATTAAATTCTTTCTTTAATTTAGACCACATTTTAATTTCTCTCATTCTATGTTTAGCAATTTTTTCCATAGACGCTTTACCAAATCTAGCTTCATCTAAATCAATTTCATATTTAGTTAATTTGTATTCGTCTTGTTCAGATTCTATTTTTTTCTCTAACCATTTAATTTTTGCTTCGCTTCTTCTATAATCAAAAGAAAGTGTCATTAAATTATCTAAGTATGATGATTGTTCTCTAACACATTGCCAATATTTAGAAGCTTTAGTGGGGTATCTATTATCTTGAAGTACAGAAAACCTTGCTTCAGTTTCTGTTCTAAATACTTGTTTCTTAGTCCAAGTATCTCTAAGTTCTTCTACCATACCTTTAAAATCAGATAGGTCACTAGGTTCTAATAAATTATTTAAGTGGGTTTCCTCTTTTTGAATTAAATCTTTTACGTCTTTTTTCATTTTTGTTTAAAAAATATATAGAGAATTTAAAAGATATTGCAAGTCCTAAGAAACGTCAAGAGTAACTGTTGTTAACTTGTTGATATTGTTCTTGTTCCACCACTAACATCCCATTCTTCTGTTGCTGAAATATAAGGGCTTGTTCCACCAAAAGCTAAAGCTGCTGTATTTGTAGCTCCACATCCTGCTAACTGACGTCTTGCAGTATTTAAGTCACCTGTTTCTGTCCAGTTGGTTCCGTTCCAAGTTTCTGTTAATGCTGAAAAATATGGAGAATCTGGAGAACTTCCACCAAAAGCTAAAGCTGCAGTTTGCGTTCCTGCTCCTGCTACACCATATCTTGCACTATTTAAATCATTAACTTCTGTCCAGCTTGTTCCATTCCATAATTCTGTTACTGCTGTAGCAGGTTGTCCACCAAAAGCCAATGCTGCTGTATTTGTGCCAGCTCCTCCTAAATAAGTTCTTGGAGAAGAATTTAAATCATTAACTTCTGTCCAATTGGTTCCATTCCAAGTTTCTGTTAATCCAGAACTGCTTCCAAAAGCCAATGCTGCTGTATTTGTGCCAACTCCTTCTAAACCAAATCTTGCAGTATTTAAATCATTTACTTCAGTCCAATTGGTTCCATTCCAATTTTCTGTGTTTGCTGTAGGAGGTATACCACCACCAAAAGCTAATGCAGCTGTATTAGTTCCAGCTCCTCCTGGTTGTGCCCATCTTTGCGTATTCATGTCATTTACTTCAGTCCAATTTGTTCCATTCCAAGTTTCTGTTAAAGTTCCTATTGGAATTCCATCAAAACCACCAAAAGCTAAAGCTTCTGATTGTGTCCCAACTCCTGCTAAACCATATCTTCCAGTGTTCATACTATTAACTGTTGCCCAAGAACTCAGTAAAGGACCATCTGAAACTTTTAATTCATTTGAGGTAGTGTTATACCAAACTTGACCTGCAATAGGATTTGCTGGATCCGATGAAAAGTTTTGAACACTAGATCCTTTTATTTCTTTGTATGTTGTCATAATTTATATCCTTATTTATTCTGTTAATATTATATCGGCAGGTCTCATACCTTCTTCTTTTTGTTCTTCAGGTAAAGCATCCCATTCAGTTTGTGCTAAAGTAATTTCAGCATCAACAATTGCTTGTGCTTCAGCTACTGTTTTTGGTGTACCTAATACTTTACTAATCCAAAGATTTGCATTTTTGTTATGTGCTGGTACTTGCCAAACATTACCAGGAAACCCTGAAAAACTAATTTTTCTAGAATCACTGTGGGTAATAAATCCTTTTCCCCAGTTTTCAGCTACGCAATATTGTTTAGTTTTATGTGCCATAATTTATCTCCTTATTTACTTGTTAATAACCAACCTTGAGTTCCATCTGTGTAGACCAAAGTGTTAGCTGCTCTCTCTACTGAAACTGTTAAATCTGCTGCAGCACCTTGAATAGGTTGAGAATTTCTACCAATTGTTAAAGCATTAGAATCAAATGTTCCTGCATAATCTATAAAAGATACTTCATCTCCAATTGAAGGAGATGCTGGAAGTGTCATTGTAAAAGCACCAGATGTTGTATTTATAAAATAACCTTCACCTGCAACTGCTGTAAAACCAGTAGTTTTAACTGTTTGCCAATCTGTTCCACCACCTGCTGCGTCTGCAAAAGTAGGTACTGCACCAGCACCAGCACTTGTTAAAACTTGTCCAGCGTTACCTGTTGCTACTGCAACTGGGTTTCCAGATGTATCATATGAAATTAAATTACCATCTGTACCTGGAGCCATTTTAGCTAATGTGATTGCGTCATCAGCTACTTTTCCAGTAGCGATACTTCCATCAACTAGTTGTGATGCATTAATTGTTTTGTTTGTTAAAGTTTGACTACCAGTTAAGGTAGCAACAGTTGAATCAATAGCTATATCATTTGCATTAGCAGTAATACCTGTACCACCTACAACATTTAAAGTTACATCACCTGATGTTCCACCACCAGTCATACCATCACCTGCTACAACTGAAGTAATATCACCAACTGGAATAGTTGCAACTTGAGTATCTACATATGCTTTAATAGATTGTTGAGATGCAACTTTAGTATTAGAATTAGATGCCATATTATCTTCATCTAAGAAAGCTGTACCACTAATAGCTGTATTTAATATAGGATTAGTTAAAGTTTTGTTTGTTAGAGTTTGACTATCATTTAAAGTAACAATTGATGAAGATAATCTTGCATCAGGTACTGTACCTGTTCCTAAGTTAGAAGCGTTTAAATCTGTTAATGATGCACCATTACCAGAAAAAGATGTAGCTGTAGCTGCACCAGTAAAATTAATTGTTCCAGTTCCATTAATAGTTTGAGAATTTAAATCTAAATTACCACCTAATTGAGGTGTTGTATCATCTACAACATTTGCAAGACCAGGAGCTATAGTTTCCCAAGAACTTCCATTATAATATTTAAGATTATTATCAGTAGTATTAAAGTTTAAATCTCCTTCATCTAAACTTGTTGTTGGATCTGAACTACTTACTCTATATCTTTCTGCAAAACTATTTACTCCAGTAATATTAGCGGCAGTTGTGTTCACATTTGCAATATTATTACCAACGGTATTAACATTAGTAATATTTGTTGCAACAGTTCCAATAGTATCTGATCCACTTAAATCTGAAGCTACAGTTCCAATATCAGTTGCATCACCTGCTACCAAATTAACATTTGATATATCTCCACCAACTGCATTTACATTTGATATGTTAGAGCTTACAGTATTAATATTTGATGAATTGTTAGCAACACTATTAATATTAGTAGTATTGTTTGAAACAGCTGTAACATCACCTGATATTGATGCTACTGTATTAACTTCTGTTGCGATAGGAACTAATCTTACAAAAGTATAAGTATTTAATGTAGAAGTTGTTTCAACTAATAAACCATAAGCTGCTGTAACTGGTGAACCTATATTAGAAGGTATTCCAGTTATTGTAACAGCAGTAGCTCCTGTTGTAGTAGAATTTGTAGAAACTCCTGTTCCTGTATTATAAGTAAATCCTGTTAGGTCTGTAATAGATACAACTGTTCCAGCTCCGTCAGCAGGATCAGGATTAGTTGTAGGAAATTTTGTGTAATCTTGAATTGGAACAAATCCTCCAACATCATCTACTAGATCAATAATTCTATTTGATATAGCAGCTGTAGTTGCAATGTAAGAATCACTATCTGACCAAACTTGACCTGAATTAATTGTTTCAGAACTATCTACATTGTAAAATCTATTATTTGCAGCAGCAGTTGTAAAAATAGTATTATCATCTGGTGTACTTCCAGATTGCTCAGAAGAAGTTATTAAAACAGCATCTGCAATCTTATCAACTGTAACTGCATCACTTGCAATCTTAGCTGAAGATATATTACCATCTGCTATCTTAGCAGTAGTAACTTGCGAATCTCCTATTTTAGCAGTTGTAATATTAGAATCTAAAATCTTAGCAGTTGTTATATTATTATCTGCAATTTTTGCAGTAGTTACATTATCATCTGCTATTTTAGCAGTTGTAACATTTGCATCTAAAATTTTAGCAGAAGTAATTTGTGAATCTCCAATACTAATAGTATCTATAGAACCATCAACATAGTGTTCACTATCAATACTATTATCAGCAATTTTTGATCCATCTACTGAATCTGCACCTAATTTAGAATTAGTAATTGCACTATTATTTATTTTTGCTGTAGTTATATTTGCATCAACAATTTTTACTGTCGTTATAGAATTGTCATTAATTTTAGCAGTAGTAACTGCACTATCTATTAATTTGTTTGTTGTTACGCTATCATTTATAATTGAATTTGTTGAAACACTACTATCTGCAAGTTTGTCTGCTGTAACAGCATCATCTGCAAGTTTAGCAGTAGTAACAGATCCATCTGCTAAAGTAATAGTTCCTATAACACCAGTTGGAATAGAATTATTTGTTTTTGATAAAGCACCAATATAAACATTTGTGATTGCTTCATTAGATAATGATCCACTATCCCAAGTTACATTAATTGTTGTGTTTGTTGAAAATGATGAACTAGAAATAGTTCCATAAATTGTTCCAGGTGTACTAGCTGTTAATTTAATTCTTCTGCCTTCATGATAAATTGCCGATACATCAACACCATCAATTGTAAAAGAAGTAGCTGAAACATAAGTTGCTACATAAGCTTTATCGCCATCCCCATATTCCACCCATTGAGAATCATTAAACCATTCTCTAGTATTTTTCATTAATGCTCTAATTGCATTATTAAGATTTGAAGGAAGCATACCTTCAGCAACACTTATACCATTTAAATCTAAATTATTTGCTTGTGTTGTTGAATAATTTTTTATACCTGCCATAATTTAATCTCCTATAAACCAAGAATATGCTTTATTACTTTCTTGATTTTTTTCGTTTATTAATGAATTAATTGCTTCTTCAATTTGTCTTTGAAAAAATTCTTGTGTCTCCATAGAATATCTAACATTATCAATATCAGTTCTATCTGTCATTTATCTTAATCCTGCTCTTGCCGCAATTAGGTCAACCCCTTGTGCGTCTTTCCAAGCACCACCACTTGGAATTTTTACATTTACTTTAACGTATCTTCCAGATTGTCTTACTGGATTAACACCTGTTGAATTCATAGTTGATACAGTTGAAACAGTAGGATTATCTGCAAGTTTATCTTTAGTAGAAATTGTAACTGTTGCTTCTGCATCTACAATTGGTCTTACACTTATTATAGACGATCTTAGTCCTGGATACAACTCTAATTCTGTAGTTTCTATCTCTCCTATGCTTTCAGTTCCTGAAAAAATAGCTGCGTTATAATTATTATCTATAGCACCTAATAGTAATTGTCCACCATTCCAAAAAGCTGTATCTAAAGAAATATTGATTTGATCTAAGTTTTCAGAAATAAGATCCATTAATTCTACTGTATAAGCTCCTACAAACTGAGGAAATATTGAACTTGCATTAGCATCAGAAGTTGACCATTTTTTTGTTGCATAGTTATAAATAATAATTTTATCACATATACCTGTAGTATTAGATGTGTTTGAAGCTGAAGGATATAACCACATAGCTAATTGATTAAAGGGATCAACTGCTGCACAAATTCTATCGCTAAAACCTTTGTTTAAATCAATATCAAAAAATCTATTTACTTTTTCAGCACCTATTGAAACAACTTGATCTCCATTTAATTCAAAAAATCCATCATCACTATAAAAAAATACCCTTCTATTATCTTGGCAAATTGTTCTTCCATAAACAGCTCCTCTATTAGGTGAGATTACTGATAGTCTAAATACTGTTGCACCACCGACATAGTCTAAACGAATTATTTGGTTTTGTCTGAATACATAAGAAATCTCTCCAGATGTTATACCAACAATTTGTCCACCTGATCCTGGTAAATCTTGAAAGTCTGATTGTTTTGTTCCAGGAGTCCATTCAGAAACATCATTTATTCCTGACCATTGTATTCTATTTGATCCTGTTGATAAATTTCCTGTAATTAAAAAATCTCTAATAACACCTGATGTTTTAAAAGTTGGAACGTTTGCAGCTATTGAAGTAAAGTTTGCAAAATTTGTAGATGTACCCATTAAATAATATTGAGGAACATCAATACCGTTACTTGCTATTATATAATTTCCAAATTGAGTAAATGTCCAAAAATCTGTATCACCACCTGTAAATCCAGATGCTCTTGAAACAAATCCACCACCTGTTAATTCATATATATTTGTATTTGTTGCTACAAAATTATAAACGTTATTAGAGTTATCTCTAAAAGAACTTGCTCCTCTTGAATCTGATACTGTACCATTTGTAGAATAATTTACTAATGAAGGAAATCTTTTATAAGAATTTAATGCGTAATAAACATTGTTAGCAACGTTAGCTCCAGGATTATTATGTTCTGGTTGGTCAGGCAACCATTCTCCAAAAGGTATTTGCATTAATATTCCTTAACCGTTATTATTTGTAGCATAATAATTTTTATCATTAAATGCACCTGCTACTGTTACGTCTGATTGTTGTTGCAATGGAGCATTTCCATAAGCATCTTCTCTATCATTTCTCTCAAGTCTTTCAAGAGCTGTTTGATACATTTTTTCCCATTGCCCAGCTTGATTAGGTTCAATACCACCTAAAAAATTTGAAGCATGATATAATGAACCATATAAATAAATTGCTGGATGATTTGTTAAAATATAATTAGTTGAATTTGTTGATGATAATCCAGGAAACTGTTTATAATAATTTAAATAAAGTGTGTAATCACTATCAGGGATAGGAGCAAATCTAATATTATCTCCTAAGATTGTATAGCTTGATGGTTGTCCAGAAGTTGAACCCCCTTTAATTTGATCCATTTGAGCTGGAGTTAAATAAGTTAAAGCATATTTAGTTCCACCATTTAAAATATACATATCTCTTACTTGTAAAAAATCAGATGGTAAAGGTGATGTTTCACCATTAAGAGTGATAGTTGTTTGATCTATCATTTTTCTAATTCTTAATTTAGAGTTAAAATCTTTTTCTGCCAAGACAATAAAATCTTGAGAAATTTCATTTGTTAAATCTGTTCTGTTTAACCAATTTGCTAATGATGCTTGTAAATCCGTATAGTTATTTAATGCCATTATAATTTTCCTTCAGCAGTTTTAAAATATCTAAATTC